GGCAGCAGAGGGTAATACTAGCTACCAATGGCTAACTTGTGGGCTAGCTCCAGACGGAGGAACGCTTTACGAAGGGCCAGTTCTGACTTCAGGGTCTACAGCGTTTCTTTGCACTGAGGTTGCAAGTGGCACTTACGCTTCTTTGACGAATGCTAACGGTGGTACAAATGTTCCAGCAGGGTGGAACACAAGCGGAATTATTCACATGAACGGATGGTATCGGGCAGCATGATGTTTCAAATAGGTTTAGAACCAGCACATGGAATATACAATTCTAGGACAGAACAGTGGGAGGATGGTACTGACGGCCCAATGAGTGACGCTCAATGGGTAGCCATGCTCAGATTAGAAAGAGATCGTCGCCTAGTAACTTCTGACTGGACTCAAACAGCAGACAGCCCATTGTCTGATTCTAAAAAAGTTGAATGGGCTTCATATAGGACAGCATTAAGAAATTTGCCTGCAACTGCTACATTGGGAATGGTTGTAGAATTTCCTGATGAACCTTCATAACAATGATACCGACGACGAACAGTAGCATTAACACCAAACTTCTACACCCTGAGTTCAAACGCAGGTTAGAAGCATTCTTCGCCGATGATAGAATCTCTGGCCGTGTCAAAGTGGTGTCCGCTGTACGCACCTACAGTCAACAGAAGTACCTGTTTGACGGTTTTAAGGCTAAACGACCTGGTTTCAATCTGGCAGCCAACCCTGATCGCAAAACAGCGTCAGGTTTTCAAGGCTCCTACCACATGCAACAACCAGCGTTTGATAACTGGGGTTATGCCGTTGACTTTAGAATTACTGGTCGAGGTATCAGTACTTCTCAAGTGAACGCCATAGCTAAATCTTATGGCATGGTTGCGTATGTTCCGGGAGAGTGGTGGCATCATCAGCCTTGCAAGGTAGTTAAGGGCAAGATTCAGTGGTTTGATGCTCCTGCTTTGAAAGGGACAAAAGCTAAGAAGAAAGCCAAGCAAGACCTTAAGGGTATTGGCGCTGCGTTAGCTGAGATAGAAGATTTGATTCGACGACACCCATTGAAGAAGGGTTCTAAGGGGCAACCTGTAGAGGTAGTCCAAGGGCTTCTTGGCAATAAGGGGTTTTATCGGTACAAAGTAGACGGAGATTTTGGAAAGCTTACACATAAGGCTGTTGTGGAGTTCCAAAAGCGTCGTCTATTATATGTTGATGGGATCGTTGGTCCTAATACCTGGAAGGCTTTATTAAGAAAATGAAAGAATATCTAGATTTACTTGAACGCTGCGGAGCGACTTTCGTACAAGCAGCAGTAGCCACAATCAGTGGTAACTCTTTCCTTGAGATGGGCGTAAGCAACTGGAAACTTGTTGTAGCTTCTGGGTTCGCTGCCGTGTTATCTGTTCTTAAAGGTTGGGCTGCTACTAAAGTTGGAGATAGTTCATTCTCGTTGGTTGGTCGTAAGACTCAGCCTGAGGAGATTCTTTACGGCGAAGAGTAGTGAGGTCAGCAGGTGACAATAAACTACAGTTCATCTGCGGTTACCTACGCAAGTTCAAGCGTAAAATATTCGCAAGTAGATGCGACAGTCAACGCATCAACGATAGCGTGTTCTGCGACTGTTCCGGCTGTAACCGTGACAGCCTCTGCGAATGCTGCCGTTGCGGTAATTGCAGCTACAACAACTGTACCTGCACCGACTGTATCAGGGGCAGCTAATGTAGCTCCTAGTGTGGTAGCGACTGCTGCTACGACACCTTCAGCGACTATTTCAGGGGCAGCGAACGTTGCTCCTAGTGTGATTGCTGGTGTTGGCGCTACGCCGTCAGCAACTATTTCAGGTACGGCTAGTGTCGCTGCTGGAGTGATTGCTGGGGCTGCTACAACGCCTTCTGCGACGATTACAGGCGACGCTAGTGTAGAACCATCAGTTATTGCTGGAACGTCTACAACGCCGTCTGTGACTGTCAGCATGGACCAAGAAATATCTGTTGACACAATCACCGGGTCTACGTTTATAGAACAACTGTTGTTTCATAAAAAATACGTTCCAGTGTTTGAAAATACGGTCCCGACATTAGACGTTACTAGATTCCCAACTATTAGCCCTGCTAGGAACTTGCGGAGATTCTATCCTCCGACAGCTAGAGGGGTTAATATATTTATATTAAACGATGGGTCGGTAACGACTCGACAACCGGCAGACGTAAGTACAGTTTCTCGGACAATATATGGTGGGCATGAATCTCCTACTGATTTTACAGATGAAGAAATAAATATTTTACAAAATGCTGGGTACGGAATAGAGGTAGAGGGTTATGCCACGGTATGACTATAAATGTAAACAATGCGGAAACATTGAAGAAATAATACATGGCTTTAATGATGGGCATTCGTTTCATTGCGTTACTTGTGGGAAAGCAATGACTAAACTTATTTCAGGTGTAAACATTGCGCCTTCAGCTACGCCTTCTCGTAATTCTGTTATTGATTTAGACGCTACAAAAAAAGCTGATAAAGCTAAAGATGCTGATATGTCTGCCTATAAGCGTTTACGCCAGAATGGTTTGCAACCTAAATCTATTAATGGTTCAGCTCATTTAGAAAAACACGCTGAAACTAAAAACGAAATCCAGGCAGGTCGTTTGTATTCTAGCGATGCGAGTAGGAAAGAAAGCGAAAGACTTATGAATAGTATTGATGCGTTATGACCGCTCAAACTTGGATAGATGAAACAAAGAATTTGTTGTTAACTGATTACGTTGAAGAACACGACGTGTTAGCTACAGGTGTTAATGATTCTGCAACGACTTTGAATTTTACTTATGATACTGCTGGGATTGTTGAAGGTTCACTTATTGAAATCGGTACTGAGTTAATGTACGTGTTTAGCGTTAACGCTACAAATAACGACGCTACGGTTAAACGTGCTTTTCGTGGCACTACTGCTGCTGCACATAGCACAGGAGATCTGATTACGGTTAATCCTAAATTTCCTGCACAGCTTGTGTTAAACGCTATTAATGATGAATTAGCTGACTTATCATCTCCGCAAAATGGTTTGTATCAGATGAAAACCGTTGAGTTTACATACAACATAGCTCAAGACGGATACGACCTGACCGGGGTAACTGACGACGTTTTGACTGTGTACCAAGTAACGTACACTGATGACGGTTCTGAGAACACTGAGCCGGTGTTGCCTGCGTGGACTTTGCGACGAGATCGAAAGACAAGTTCATTTGCTTCAGGGTACGCTTTAATTTTGCATGATGACGCTAACTCCGGGCAAGCAGTCAGAGTACAATACAAGACAGGGTTTACTGCGTTGGCTGCTACGTCAACAGCGTTAAGTACTGTTGGCTTGCATTCTTCAGCGTATGATTTGCCGTCAGTTGGAGCAGCGTTACGGTTAATGTCTACACGACCTGTTCGACGAGAATTTATTGACGAACAGGGATCTAGTCGTAGAGCGGATGAGGTTCCTGCTGGTGCTATATCTGCTTCTATGCGTGACCTTCGGGCGTTGCGTGAAACTAGAATTAACGCTGAGGCAGCAAGGTTAGATCAACAGTATCCAACGTATTGGATGCGGTCAGGTACAAAAACGCAGAACTCTTTTTATAGAGGGGTCTAAATGGTTCACAAAGCTGAACGGCTACCAGTTACTTTAACGATAGATGCTACGGAACGTTCGTACAACATTGACGTTAACCAGTACCGTCGGACTGCTATTCCTACGTTGCGTGAGCAAAGGGACACTTCAAGTGAACCTGGAGAGCAATCTATTGATAACCAGTTTTGGTTGAGGTCGCAGACGGATTGGTCGTTTGGAGCTGGGCAACAGTTTTTTGACCATGCTGAGTCTAATAGGGGCAGGTTTAATTCGTCTACGAATGTGGATGTGTGGACTGAAGGCAAGATTTCTTTGTTGCCTATTTGTGAGTCTAAGAATGACACGTTTGCGTGGACTGATGTAAAAATGAAAATGCTTGGGTCGTACATGTATGTGGCTCAGGGAACAAATTTGTATTTCTCTAATGCGTTTAGTTCGGCTGACGCTGACGTTAACTGGTCTACAGTTACAGCTTTAGCTAGCCCCCAAACAATAAGCGATTTTACAACGGATGGGTCTAAAGTATTTATTGCGTATAGTGCTAACAGAGCCGCTGCGAGTGTGAACCTTGGGGCGACGACACAACCTACAAGTTTTGGTTCTTTGAACCCTGACATTGTAAGAGTTGTTGGGGGCCGATTGTTTTTCTTAGATGGGACAAACATAGCCGAAGTGAACTCTAGTGGTGCGAAAGTTTCAAGCAGCCTTGATTCAACTATTCCGCAAGCAGGTGGGAGTTGGGTTACGGTTTGTTCAGGCCCGGTAGGGTTTTACGCAGCCGGTAACGCTGCTGATACAGGGTTTGTTAGCTTTGTAGCTGTTGGAGCTGCTGATGGTTTGCTTGAAGAACCGCAACAAGTGGCTGAGTTGCCTAGAGGTGAGAAAATTAATGACATGGTTTCTTACGCTGGGTTGCTTGCTTTAGCTACAACTAAAGGGTTGCGTATTGCTGCGATAGATGCAGGGTCTGGTTCAATAACTTATGGTCCTGTTATCGACGACGTTGGGCAAGTATACAGTTTGGCTGCTGATGAACGATTTGTATGGTTTGGAGGCGGTTCAGGTAAGGTGTATCGTGCTGATTTGTCACGGTTTACCGAAACACTAGTCCCAGCTTGGGCAGCAGATCTTGTATCTGTCAAAGACGGTACATCTGGTGGCGCTGACGCAACGCCTAGCAATGTTTCTTACATCGCTAGAGCGCTAGGGGAAACATACTTTACCGACACAACTAATGGTGTGCAGGGTGAAAAGTCAACAGGTGAGTTAGCAGCTACAGGTACGTTAGTTGTTGGCGATGTTAGTTGGAACAGTCAATTTGATAAGGTGCTTCGTAGTATTGAGTTACGGCAAGCGCCTGCATCTTTATCATCTGCAAGTAACCAATACAGTGGTTCAAGTGTTCAATACAGTGGCTCTGAAGTGCAGTATTCTGTGGCTGGTACAAGCGCAGGTGGAACAACGACGGCGACAATTACAAACGATGAAAACATCTCAGTAACTACAGCAGCATTGGCGAACAAAACACCAGCAAACATTACGACACTTGTCCCTGAGTTGTCAGAAACGTTCAAAATACAATTAAACCTAACTAGAGACACAACAGTTACAGCAGGACCGCAAATAGAGTCTTGGAAGATTAAAGCGTTCCCTGCTCCGACAAGAGTTGACGAGATAATAGTGCCAATTATTCTTAAATCGAGGGTTGCTACATCTAGGGGTAGGGGTTCAGCAGCAGCGTATGACACGAAAGTTGAATACAATGCGTTAAAAACAGCAATGACGAACAGAGAAATAATCACCTATCAGGAAGGTTCCCAGAGCGACACTTGCGTAATCGATCAGATAGCTATGTCAGCAGAGAAATTATCTGACGATGGCAACTGGTGGGAAGGGGTATGCACCCTTCGACTACTAACTGTCCCCTAGAATGGTATATGACCAAGATTCTGTATTACGATATTGAAACAGCGCCTAATTTAGCGTATGTGTGGGGCCAGTACCAGCAGGATGTTATAGAACATGAACGTGAATGGTACATGTTGTGTGTTTCGTACCGCTGGGAGCATCAGAAACGCACGAAAGTTTGTTCGTTAATTGATTTTCCTGAGTTGTATGCTGAAGATTTTGAAAACGATTTTCATGTTGTTAGTAAACTGTGGGAATTAATTGATGAAGCTGACATTGTTATAGCGCACAATGGCGACAAGTTTGACATGCGTAAAGCTAATGCCAGGTTTATTAAACATGGGCTTGGCCCACCGTCATCTGTAAAATCTGTAGACACTTTGAAAGTAGCTCGCAAGTATTTTATGTTTAACTCAAATCGTCTTAACCATGTAGGTAAACATCTTGGGCTTGGAGAAAAAGTGCAAACAGGTGGCTTTCAACTGTGGGCTGGTTGTATGCGTGGTGATATGAAATCGTGGAAAACTATGATTAAATACGCCCGGCAAGATGTAGATTTGTTACGCGATGTGTATTTAGTTTTGCGGCCCTGGATGAAGAACCATCCTAATTTGAATATCTTTTCACAAGAACATGCTTGCCCAACTTGCGGTTCGTATAACTTGCATCGCAGAGGGTTTGCATACACTCAGGTAAGCAAATACCAAAGATGGCAATGCAACGATTGTCACTCTTATAGCAGAAGTAGACTAGCTGAGAAAACCGAAAAGCCCTCTATCGTTCCTTAATTGATAATTGTACTGTGGGTGAATGGCTCGTTTTTTCTTTGTGCTGTCACGGATACTGTTTGCTTCCATGCTTATCATGGCGTTTTTGGCTCCGGCTAGCGCTCAAGCTGAGAACGTTACGACTTGTGTTGAGGATGAAGAAGATGATTTGTTGCGTTGCACTGTGTGGGTTAACGAATTTGAAGCTGGGCCTACCTTCACGTTGGAAATAACTGAGGACCAGACCCCGATAAACGCCATTACCTTCTCCTCCATGACCTGCTCAGACTGGGATAACGCACCTCACGCTTACGCTGCCGATCCGCACATCTGGTTATATAGCGTTGACAGTGAAGGGGCATTGACGTTAGTTGCGGATGATGACGATTCTGCTCCGCATAATAATGGGAGTAACATGTGCTGGGATAGCCAATTAACACCTACCCTAGACATAGGGACGTATCAGCTTAGGGCTGATGCTTACGATGACGAGCATATAGGAACGTACACGATGGAATTGTCCGGCGGTTCCTGGTCGTTAGATAATTCAGAAGAACCAGAGCCGACTGCAACTCCTGACCCGACACCTACTCCAGAACCAACTTCTACGCCTACGCCAACGCCTGAACCTGATCCGACACCAACACCTGAACCTGAACCAACGCCTACGCCTGAGGAAGAAATCGAGCCAACGCCTACGGCAACGCCTGAACCTGACCCTAGTCCTCAAATCGACCCCACTCCTGTTCCCACTGTCGAAGATGATATCCCCGAACCTCCTCTAGAAATCTCGCCCGAACCAG